AGGTCCCTCGCGAGCCCGGCTTTTGCCTAGGTACAGGCTTTTTTTCTTGAACCACAGGCGGTTATAGTTGCCCGGAACACCCACCAAGAAAGGAATCAGCCGAGCCGAAGTCGCACGCCTTGAAAACGTCGAGCGTTCGACCGTCGGGGCCTGGGAGAAAAACGGCTGGCTCGTCCAGTGGCCAGACCATTCGGTAGACTACGAAGCCACGATGATTCGCGTGAAAGCCTGCCGCAAGGGAAGTGGCGGGGACCACCGTAGCAACAAGAAAGCGATTCGCGCGCGCGCGCCTGAGGTCGGCATTCCCATCGTGGTTGAATCCGCCGCTCACGCGGAGGAACTATTCGCAGCGCCGCCCGCCATCCCCGCAAACGACGAACAACCCATCGACGAGTATCGCAGGCGCCGCGCCTATTGGGACGCCGAGAAATCGCGGCTCGATGCGCTTGAGACCGGCGGTAAGCTCATCGACTTGAAGAAAGCGTCCCGTCTCTACTCCGATGAGATCCGTTCGCTCCGCACACGAACGATGACCATCCCCGACCAGATGCCAGACGCGGCCACCCGGGAGATGGTTCGGAGGTTGCTTACTGACGCTTGGGCCGAGATGTCCGACCGACCGCCGGAACTCCCATGATGGACGGCGCCGAAACCACGCTACTTGCCGCGCTACGTGAGGCCGAACGTCCTGAGCCTATCCTCACAGTCTCCCAATGGGCCGCTGCAAATCGCGTTCTTGATAGCACGTCCTCCGCCGCGCCAGGCCGATGGCGAAACGAACGGATGCCGATGGCCGCTGAAGTTATGGACCGGCTGTCATTCTCCGACCCTGTGCAGCGGGTCGTGCTCTGGTGTGCGGCTCAGATGATCAAGACCGAGACGATATTGAACTGGGAAGGGTACAAGATGGACTGCCATCCCGGGGCGTCCATCATCGTTGAGCCTACCGTTGAACTGATGCAGAAGTTCAGCAAGGACCGATTCTCACACATGATCGAACTCTGCCCGTCCCTTCATCGCAAAGTCGGAGACCCTCGCGCGCGCGATTCGAACAATACCATCCTAGCTAAAGCCTATCCGGGCGGTATCACGTACATGATCGGTGCCAACTCTCCAGTAGGTTTCCGTTCGACGCCAGCGGGCAGCGCCTCGTGCGACGAAATTGATTCATTCCCCGGTGACGTTGGTGGCGAAGGCGACCCCATCGCCCTACTCGAAGCCCGCATGACGACATGGGGCGAGCGTTCCAAACTGTTCCTGACTTCGACCTGCACCATTAAGGGGCTGTCCCGCATTGAGCGAGCCTTTGCCGAGGGAGACCAGCGTCGCTACTACGTGCCGTGTCCGAGGTGCGGGAGCTATCAAACACTCACGTGGGCCGGTGTGACATGGGCAAGGGACGCGCCGCTTGCTGCCTGGTATGAGTGTGCCATGTGCAAGGGCCGAATCGAGAACGGCGAAAAGACAAAGATGCTTGCGGCCGGCGAATGGCGCGCGCACGCTCCGTTTGATGGCGTCACCACGTCCTACCACCTCAACGGATTGTATTCCCCGGTCGGCTGGCTCACGTGGGGGAAGATGGCCAAAGAGTTCCTACGGGCTCAAGGCCATCCGTCATTGCACAAGACGTGGACGAACACCCGCCTTGCCGAGACCTGGGACGACCGTCAAGGCCAAGGCGTGGAACCCGGTTCCCTACTCGACCGACGGGAGGAGTTCAACATGGATGAGCTGGATCCCGAGGTCCGGGTGATCACGATGGGCGTCGATGTCCAGGATGACCGCCTCGAAGTGGAGACTGTGGCCTGGGCGCCCGGATATGAATCCTGGAGCATCGACTATACCGTCATCCCCGGAGACCCGACATTCCTGGGTGCTGGCGGCCCGTGGCTGGACCTCGATGAACTCCGCAAACGGACGTACACGCACCCGACGGCCGGCCCGATGAAGGCCGCGATCTGCTGCGTGGACACGGGAGGCCATGTAACCGGCTCGGCTTACACCTACGTTCGGACTCACGCGCGTGAGCGGGTCTTCGGGGTGAAGGGCGGGTCAACGGCAGCGGGCGGGATGAGGCGCCCTATCTGGCCTAAACGCCCCACGAAGAACAACAAGGGCAAGATCGACCTGTACATGGTCGGCGTCGACGCGGCCAAGGAAGACATCTTTGCTCGTCTTCGCGTGATGATTCCCGGTCCAGGCTACTGCCACTTCCCGGTCACGCGGGACGCGGACTACTTCACACAACTGACGATCGAGCATCTGCAAGTCACCTACCACAAGGGCCGCGAATTGCGCGCCTGGGTGAAGCCCGATGGCGTGCGCAACGAAGCTCTTGACTGCCGCGTCTACGCCTATTGTGCCCTCCACGCCTGGTTCAGTTTCGGCCGCAGACTAGATCGTCCGTTGGTCGCGGGTGCGCTTCCTGCCCCCGAACATCGAACGCCGCGCCATGATCAAACCTTGCCGTCTATTGACCACTCTCCGGGTCCGGCGTATCCTCAGCCCGAAGGGACCAAGCCGAAGCCCAAGCATCGGCCTGACTTCTGGAGCAACCCGCGTAGGGGGATGAGATGACCATCGCTCAACAGGTTCTTGCGTTGCAGGAAGCAATCGCTTCGGGCGCACTCCGAATCAAGCACAACGACAAAGAGACAACGTTTCGGTCCCTGGACGAAATGCAGGAAATCCTTGCTGGACTCCAAGCCCAACTCGCTGGTACGAAGCGTGTCAACGTCGGCTACGCCTCATTTTCCCGAGGTGACAGATGAGACTATTCGGCTACGACATCAAGAAAGCAAAGCGAGGGACTCCCAAGGCGTCATACACTGGTGCTGCCCGTGGGCGACGTACCGACGGATGGGCGACTACGGCAGCCTCGGGTAACTCCGAGGTCTCGGGCGGGATTCTCGACTTGCGGGACAGAGCAAGGGATCTCATCCGCAACAACCCAATGGCAGCCAAGGGCAAGCGAGCGTATGTGGATAATCTCTATAGCGACGGCGTTTACCCTCGCTCGAATACAGGCATCGACTCACTGGACCGCGAAGTCGACGCGGTATTCATCGAGTCATCGAAGGAACTGGACGCAGAAGGCGCAGGGCTATGGTGGGGTGGACTAGTCTATCGCTCCATTGGGGCGTTCGGAGAATCCGGCGATGTGTTTGTCCGCAGACGTATGAGGATGAAGGCTGACGGGCTTATCGTCCCGATCCAATTCCAGATACTCGAAGCCGACATGGTCCCATCGGACCTGACGCAGGCCACGCAGTCCGGCGGGCGTGTGATTCAGGGGATTGAGTTCGACCCCATCGGTCGGAGGACTGCCTATCATTGCTACCGCCATCACCCCGGCGAAATGTACACGGACACGTCCTTGGTTGGTGTTGCGTCATCGTATTCCGACACGGTTGCGGTCCCCGCGTCGTCCATCGCCCACCTCTTCGACGCCATCGGAGCAAGGCCAGGGCAATGCCGTGGCGTGCCATTCATGGCGCCCGTCGTCCGGTCGCTGCGTGATCTGGACGACTACTGCGACGCAGAACGCGAGCGAAAGAAAATTGAATCCAGTCTGTGCGCCGTGGTTGCGGGTGGCGACGAAGCCGATCCAGCCGACGGAGAGGACGCGGATGGTATCGGCATGAACCTTTACGACTCTTACGACAACATCATCGATCACGTCGAACCCGGCATGATCGCCCACACACGCCCGGGCAAGGACATCCGATTCAACCAGCCGGGGATGACGGGCGGCTTCGCAGAATATCTACAGTCCGAGTCTCACCGTATCGCAGCGGGAATGCAGCTCACCTACGAGCTTTTGACTGGCGATCTGAGTCAAGTCAACTACTCATCCTACCGCGCCGGCCGTATCGAATTTAACCGCATGGTTCGGACGATGCGCGCGGAGCTGATCATTCCGTTGTTGACACAGCGGCTATGGGATTGGTGGATTGAGGCTGCGATCCTTGCCGGCAGGCTCCCGAACCGAGCCTATCCCGTGAAGTGGAGCAATGCGCGCATTGGCTCCGTGAACCCCACCGAGGACGCCAAGGCCACCGTGATCCGCGTGCGTTCTGGCCTTGAGACCCTGACCGATGCCATCGCAGCCGAGGGCGGGGACATCAACGAGACCCTGGCCGAACGAGCAAAGGAACTCAAGAAGCTCGCATCGCTTGAAATCGTGACCGACTCCGACCCGAGCATGACCACGAACAACGGCCAGTTGCAGGCGACCGCGGCAGGCGGCGATCCGAATCCTGATCCAGTTCCCGTCGAATAGAATTCGATTCCCTCATTCACCCGAAAAATAAAAGCTATTGACACTGCGTTTCACGTGATCCATACGTAACGACAGATGACATTTTTGTCACATCGAGTGACAAGCGTGTCATTGCGAGTGACAATCGTGTCGCCCGGAGGTGGCTGTGATTGAATTTCGCGCCGCGTCGGATGGAAACGATACAACCGAACTCCTGTGCTACGGGGACATCGGCGATGGGATGTGGGCCGAAAACAACTCGTCCGACTTCGCGCGCCAACTCCAGGACATCAAGACCCCGAAACTCCGCTTGCGCATCAACTCGATTGGCGGCTCGGTGTTCGCTGGCCTCGCAATCTACAACAGTCTGAAGGCATGGCCGGGTGAAATCGAAGTCCGCATCGACGGCCTGGCCGCCTCGATCGCTTCGGT